GATATTAGAAAACTAATAAATGAAAAAAAAGATTGAGAGCTATATAACCAGAAACTATTACCAACTGCTTAAAATAGCTAAGAAATTAACAAACAACCACGATCTACACCAGGACTTATTACACGAGGTTATCTTACAGATATTAGAAAAAGACGATGTGGTTCTAAAGACATATGATGATGATTCAATTAGATATTATATTGTAGCCATCATCCGCATCAATTGGAACAGCAAAACCTCACCGTTCTACTACAAGATCCGCAGAGAAATATCTAAATATACGGATCTAACACCCATACTAGAAATAGAAGAAGACCAACAACAATTTGAAAAAGAATTAATTTTTTCTATATTAGAGGTAAGTTACACAGAGTTAAACTTCTTTCATAAGTCATTAATGGATATGTATTTGATCCTGGGATCTATGAACAAAGTATCAAAAGAAATGGACATACCATTAACATCTGTGCAAACTTATATTAGACAAGCCAAGAATCAAATTAAGGAAGACGTAAACAATAAACTAAAAGATATATGAAATTAAGAAAGATAGCCGGAGAGATACACACAGAAGCACCAAGCGACCATTGGAGGTTTCTACCAATAGATGGTCAAACAATTTTAGATTTAGGTTGCGGAATAAACTCAGAACATACACCAACACCAATGTACTGGATACAGAACAAAGCTAAGTTTGTAGCTGGTGTAGATCCATCAGCACAAAGCTACGAATGGTTTAAAACAAACTTCAATATAAAGAACTTTGTAATACACCAGGATTATATTGATAGAATTGAAAAGTTCCAATTATATTTAGGATATTACAAACCTGATGTACTAAAGATGGACATAGAAGGTGGTGAGTTGTATTTAAATGGCTTAGACCCACAATATTTATCTGGTATAAGACACATTGGTATAGAGTATCATAACCTACCTTGTCTGGTATCTTGTGAGCGTTTATTAGAGGACAATGGATACGAGATAGAGTTTTACAAGTTCCCACACTTAGATATTGAATACCAGGGTGTTTTATATGCACATAAAAAGTCTATAACAACAAATAAATAATATATACATATATATGGGATGTACCAGCTGTAAAAAGAAGAAAGTAGCACAATCACCAGAAGAACTACACAGTCAAGAAATAACTGAGTGGAATGGTGGTCAACCAACTTGGGAAGAGATTAAACAAGCATATGATGATCTAACAAGTTATGGAGGTGTTAAACCAGGGAAACACGAATCAATCAATAAGGTTTATCAAGCATTATTTGGTGAACCATTTAACTTTGGATGTGGTGGCTGTGGAAGCTATCAAGCCAAAAGGTTTCATAATTATATAACAAATGCCGAAGGAAAATCAAGTTAACGAACTACAAGCAGAAGAAAGGATGAACAGAGTATTTGAGATGATGCTATACGAGCATTTATCTTGGAATGAGTTTAGAACCAAAGCTGCTAGAGAATTTAACATAACACCCAGACAAGCCGAGAACTTATGGAAAGAGGCTAGAACCAGATTAAAAGAAAGGTTCCAACAGAATAATGAAGAGATTCTAGAAAACCATTTAAATCAATTATATGATTTACTTAAGAGGGCTCGTAATGATAATAATAAACGAGTTGAGCGCGAAACTCTGGCTGATATTGCTAAGATACATCAACTGGAGGTTAAAAAGGTGGATGTAACCAGTAATGGTCAACCGATCGCGATTAACATTAACATAACAGAATAATTTTTTTGCGCATTGACTGTGCAACGTTTCGTTTTTGACTATGGATATAGATATTAATTTAACTAAGAAGCAATCTCAAGCTTGGAAACTATTGATGGACAATAGCACAACTGAGATATGTTTTGGTGGATCAGCCGGTGGCGGTAAGTCATTTATCGGTACATTATGGATTGCAACCATCTGCATTCAATATCCTGGTATCAGAACATTGATTGGAAGAACGGTATTGCAACAACTTAAGATGACCACACTCAATACTTTATTTGAAGTATTACAAAGAATGGGATTAAAATCTGGTGAGCATTATACATACAATGGTCAATCTAATATTATTACTTTCTATAATAAGTCAGAGATAATACTAAAAGATTTAGCATTTAATCCTAGCGATCCAAATTACGATAGCCTTGGTGGTATTGAAGTAACTGCCGTATATATTGATGAGGCCACACAAGTACCTCAACTAGCTTATAATATCTTAAAATCTAGGATTCGTTATAAATTAACACAATATAATCTAATTCCTAAGATGTTATTAACATCCAACCCTGGACAAACTTGGTTAAAGAAACTATTCTTTATACCTTATGTACAAGAAACATTGGATGAAAACAAAGCATTTATACCAGCACTACCACTTGACAACCCACATTTACCAGCATCATATATACAGATGCTAAAAGAATTACCACCAGCTCAACGTAAACGTCTGCTAGAAGGTGATTGGAATTATGAGACAGATTTAGATAGTTTATTTGAATTTGATTCAATTACAGAATCAGTGTTTAAATTTACACCTCAACCACAAGATAAGAAGTATATCTCATTAGACGTAGCTAGGTTTGGATCAGATAGGTCCGTAGCGATCGTTTGGAGCGGTCTGGTGGCGATAGATATGAAGATCTATACCAAACTATCAACCGTTGAATTATCGTCCGAAATTCAAGAGCTAATAGCGAAATACGGGGTGCATCCATCAAACATCATTGTGGATTCTGATGGTGTCGGCGGAGGTACGGCTGATATTCTTAGAGCAACCAATTTTGTTAACAATGCAAAAGCGTTACATAACCAGAATTTTACAAACCTTAAATCACAATGTTATGTAAAACTATCTGAGTTATTTAAAGAAGGAAAAATATCAATTAATATTTTAGACCCATCTAGCATTGATGAGTTGACTCAGGAACTATTAGCCATTAAATTAAAGGATGTGGATAAAGATAATAAGGTTGGTGTACAGTCAAAAGAAGATATGAAAAAGATATTAGGTAAGTCACCTGACTTATCTGACGCATTTATGATGCGTATGTTACCAGAAATAAAGAGCACAAAAGCTACAGGACGTTATGCTTTGGCCACATTATAAAACAATATATACATATATATGCTTAAATTTAAGATTGAAGATATTGAATACAAAGTACCGGAATTTATAAACATAGAAAACTATGTTAAAATATATAAGGTAAAAGACTTATTTAAAGATGAATACTTTGCAGCAAAGGTTGTAAGTATTGTTTGTGATGCACCCTTACAAGATTTATTAGACACAGATTATGAAGAGGTCTATCTATTGGCTGCAGAAATTATGGGATCATTACCATTAGAAAAACCAGAATTTAAAGATAGATTTGAATTAGATGGTGTGCAGTATGGGTTCTTTCCTAACTGGAGAGATTTAACATTCGCAGAATTTGTTGACCTAGATACAATATCAACGAAGAAACCAGAAGAGTTATTGGATCTAATGCACATATTAGCTGCAATTATGTACAGACCAATTCTAGAAGAACGATCTGAACACGATTATACAATTGAAAAGTATAATGTAGATACAATGAAGATACGAGCAGAACTATTTAAAAAGAAGCTAGACATCAAGTACGTTTTAGGCGCACAGTTTTTTTTTATCAAGTTCGTAAGCAGATATTTAAGTTATTCCCATCTATCTTCGATGCAGAATCTATCGATATGGATGAAGATCAAAATGGTTTGGAATCTGAGAAAATGGATATGGGCAGCAATAAGACGTTCCAAAAAATCTACGGATGGTACGTTATCGTCAACAAAATTGCTGGAAACGATTTTACAAAACACGAATATGTCTACAACAAAACAGTAATGGAGGTTTTAAATCAAACAGCCTACTTGATTGATTATGACAAAGAGCAAAATCGTTTACAAAAAGAAGCTCAAAGACAGAATAAATAACCGATTTTTTATATTTATATTATAGATGCTAGTTAATTATAAAACAATAATTCAAGATCTTAGCGGTATATCATACTACCATCCCCAAATAAATTCATTTGGTTTTGGTGATATTACACAAATAACTGCAGATGTTGAGACCAAATTAAGCCCTGTATATCCAAAAGCATATGTAGTTCCAAGCACTGTGAATTTAGCACAGAATAGACTATTATATAATTTTTCATTGATTATAATGGATAGAGTTAATGAGGATATGAGTAATCAGGAAGATGTGATGAGTGATACGCTTGAGATAGCAAAAGATATATTTACCATATTATATCAATCATATGCGTCACAATACGGTGGCTTTTCAGTTGATTACACACCTTTGTGGGGTCCCAATTTCACACCATTCTTAGAAAGATTTGAAGATATTGTTGCTGGATGGACCCTTAATATACAAATTGAACAACCATTTAATTATAACCAATGTGTTCTTCCGTTTACATCTGGTGCTACACTTCCAACACCACAAGAGATATTTTATGTTAACTATAAGCAACTACTAGGTGATATACAGAACCTAGCTAATAATCATCCACAGGTTAATTCATACGGATATGGTGATCTAACAGAATTAACTGTAGACTTAAACACAAAACTATCACCAGTATATCCTAAAGTATATGCTATACCACAGGATACCATATTAGACCAAAACCAATTAACATATAACTTTCAAATAATTGTAGCAGATAGATTGAATGAAGATTATTCTAATCAAAGAGATTTAATGAATGATACTTTAGAAATATGTAAGGATTTGTTCACTAAGCTATATTTATCTGAGTATCAATCCCAATGGAATGCATCAGTAGAACCTTTCTTAGAGAGGTTTGATGACATTTTAGCTGGTTGGACAATGAACATTACATTGACTCAACCACACGATTATAACAGATGTACATTACCTGAGCAACCATTTGCTGGTAATAAAAAGTGGTATGAGTTAGCGGAACTTTGGAATGAAATAAATAAGAAATGGAAAAAAATATAAAATAATATGAATTACAAAATAATTTGGGCCAACGGCTCAGAAAACAAACCAACCTTATTGGAGAATGTTAAGTTAACAAAAGAACTAATAGAAAATTTAGAAGCTCAATATGGTGATAGCATAATTTCAATAAAACCAACACATTAATATGTCAAATTTAGGTAATCAATATATAAGCGCCTCTTATCAATCAGTTTTAAATGTCGGTACTGGTTCTGGTGATTATATTACATCAACATTAAAACCATTAACAGATGGTTATGGTACTGCTGTCCCAATTAAAGTGTCAACAACAGGTGTTGAACTAAGTGGAAGCATATCATTAACTGGATCATTAGTTAGTTCTATTATTCCAGCTGTATCTAATTCAATAGATCTTGGTTCACCGACTAAACCATTTAGACATCTATATGTTGGATCTGGTTCAATATATCTAGATGATCATCAGGTATTATCTTTGGATTTACCAGGAACAGATACAACGATTGCTGCACCACCAAGTGGTACAGTACAATTATTAAATGATGTTGTATTCTCATCACAAGAAGGTTTAGGTTATCAAGGTGCCCCTGGTTTTACAATTGTAGGTGGTGGTACGCAATATGTTAGCCAGACAAGATATTCTGGTGATACCATTTCTTATCATACTGGTTCACATTTTAAAACAAACTATTGGGTTAATAATCTTAACCAAATTACCGGAGCAACATCTTTAGAATTAGATTATTTTAAAGATAACTTGAAGTTAGCAACAATTGAAAACTCAAGACATCTTCCAACATATGAGGATAGCCAATATATTGTAACAAGTATCTATGAGGGTACTGGTTCTTATAATGGTGTTATTTCTTTTCAACATTTAGATAGAATTAACAGTGAATACTCACAGTTAAGCATTGGAGATGATTCAGTATATTTGGGTGCTGGTAATCTATCTGGTTCATCACCAATTCCTCAAAGTAATTTTTATGTTACAGAACAATCAATTAGAGGTGATTTTTCAAATCAAGCATCATCAGCATCATTCCAATTAACTGGTAGCTTATTTGAAGTTACTGGTGCAATTAAAGCTACTGATGGTTATATTGGTAATGTACAAGGTACTGCTTCATTCGCATCTAACGCAAATAGTGCATCATATGCATCAACTGCTTTATCCGCATCATTTGCACAAGATAGTGATGTAGCTAATAGTGCAATATCAGCAATCTCCGCTGACACATTAGAAGGAACTGGATCAGCTGTATTCGCTACAACTGGATCTAATACATTCAATGGTTCACA